GAGTGAAAAGAAATTAAAAAATAGCGCATTTCAGATAAAATTTCTTTGCAGTGGGACCGTTCGGTGCCAGAGCAAGCATGTTTTTTTCAGAATCGGCAGGGGGATACCCTCCCAGGTGTTACTATTATAGTCGTGGGAAACCCAGTCGTTGCCGCTAAGCGGCAAACACGCATAAAAAACAGCTGTACAAAGTCGTACAGCTGTTAATGTATCCTTATCTCTTGGCGATGGCATGCATGTACCGCGCGACCTTGTGCGCCTTGGCGTCCTTGTCGTCGACAAATGCTTTTGCCATCTTTCCGTAAAACTCCGGCGCATTAATACCCGCCGCCGAAATGGTCGGTCCATAGTCCGACCAGATCATATTGAGCGCGACGAAAAACGCGATCATCTGATCGTCCGTCACGCCGAGCTTGTGCCCCAGCTCCGACGCGTCGGCATATGTCCAGCGCCCGCCGTGCGGCCTGGATGCGTCGGCGTTGTCCATGTGATCCACCCACGCCTGCGCCTGCTCCATCGTGATCGCTTCGCTGCCCTCACAGTCCTCATCAAGCGCGTCCATCGCGATGGACATCAGCGCATAATCGCGAACGTTACTCAGCGTCTGCGGGCACTGCTTGATCTGCTCTCTGGCTTCCCTGATGGTCTCAGCCGTCCACATGCTCATCCCTCCTATGCCTTAATCCTGTCAATCTGATCGACCAACTTGTCCACATCCTCCGGCGTGAAGCTCATGCTATCCTGCCCGATCTGGACGGTCATGCGCCCGCCTGCCTTGGTCATCTGATCCTTGAGCTGCGTCGCCACAGCGCCGACGTCGATACAGCCATCCTCCGACATAATGCCCAGCGCCTGAAGCGTTGGCAGATACTTACCGACGATCCGCTCCGGGTGAGCCGCCGCCATGCCAACGGCCACGCCGTAGACGATCCCTTTCGCGCCGCTAATAGATGGGCGCACTACCACGTCATAGTAGTGCGCCACACCCGCGGCGACCTGCTGCAAAGTCGCCATATGCTTTTTAGCCTCCCGTGCTCGCGCTGGCTGCGGCCGTCGTCGGCGCAGTCCACGAGTTATAGCGCTGCATCGGCTGCGGGCAAATGTTGCTGTCCGGAATGACCGTCTTGGTCATTCCCTGAAGCGCCGCAACCTGGTTCTGCAAACAGCCGATCAGACCGTTGTTGGTCGCGTTATAGACTGCCTGCTGTGCAAGCTGTCCCTCTACACCGCGCAGTCTGCCGTCAAAGTACTCGTACACCTTTAGGATTTTGCTGTCCGTGTGGATGTTCGCGTCGCGCAGCTTGACCTCGGTTTCCAGTTCCGCGATCCTCGCAGACTGAGAAGCCTCGTAGCGGTTGATCGTGTGATCCTCGCTACAAGTGCACCCCGCCGTGCGCGGCGCAGCGTTGGCCATCATCATAGCCGCAGCCATATCCGTGGCCGCATTGCCCGCGCGATTTCCGCCAAGCAGATTGAGCAACGCACCGCCGCCACTCATAAGACCGAGCGCCGTGCCAGCAATACCAAGACCCAGACCAGCACCAGCCACACCTTTGGAAGCATACTCTTTATATTCCATCATGCTTCCCTCCTTTCTGTTCCAATTTTCCCACAAAAAAAAGACGCGCACCTGTCAGATACGCGTCATATTTCTATCAGATTTCTATCACACAAGCCAGTTTAACCATCTTTCGTATATGAAGATGCAGACATCCGTCTTTTGATCTCGCGAATACTGCGGCTGACGGTCGCAGGCGACATGCCCAGCGCCATGCTGATCTGCACAATGCTGTAACCGCGCCAGAGCAGGTCGAAGACCTGCCCCAGCCGGACGTGAACGTCAAAGCCGCAGCGTCGAGCGATCTCCTCTTTAGTGCGCCTGTCAAAGTCAAGGCGCACAGGAAACCGCCTCCCTTACTCGCTCGCGTCCTCTTCTGCTTCTTTGCGCTCACGCAGCTGCTCGAGCGCCTGCTGGATAACCGGCGGAAACGGCACACCAGCCAACGCCAAGTTTTCAAGAATGGAAAGTCCCTCGTTGGCAATATAAAAGCAGATCATCGTCGTCCGGCAGACGGCCATGCCCGTCGGCAGCACGCGATCCACAATTGCCGCCATCAGCACAGCCAGGAGCATCAGCACCTTTTTACCGATGCCCATAAAGCCGATCTTGCTGTCCGGGCCGCCGCCCTCAGTCTTTCGGCTTTTGCCCATCCATGCGACGATGCAGCCGGTCATATAGTCGATCACCATCACCGCACAAAGCACCTTGATCATCTGATCCCATCCTCCGTATACCCCAGCCACAGCGCCAACGGCAGCCGCGCCGATCTTTAGCACCTTATCCCACACATCCGCAAAGCTATGCATGTTCATACCTCCTTTTAATCTTCAGCAACCGTCCACCTGCCCGCCAGCGTGATGTACACGCCGTCGCTCCTGCGCAGGGAAGTCGTCTCCACGTCCGCCGCCGTATCATCCGCCGGAGAATCCGTGCCGCCGGAAGGGATGGATTCGTCCGTCGTCAGATACTCCCCAGACATGTACCCGGCTTCCCCGCTTTCCAGCTTGCCGAATACCCAGCCCGTGCCGCCCGCCTCGCGGATCACGTTCACCCGCGTTCCATTCTCGGCTCTGGCAATCACCTTCGCCGCCGTACCCGCACCCTCGCGGATGTTCAGGTAGCCGCTCGTGACGCTTACCGTTGCGTTTCCAAACATCTTCTCATCTCCTTTCGTTTCGTACTTCACCGCGTTCAGCGGCGCGGCAAAAGCCCATCCCTTCGCGTCGCTGGCGACGAATCCCGTCTTGACGCCCTGCGCGTTCAGCACCTTGCCGTCCCGCCCCATCAGCCCGATGTGGTAGCAGTCGCCCGGCGATTCGCCATACCAGCGGTTGCCCCTGTCCTCCTCCCGCCATGCGCGCATCTTAAAGACCGCATAGCCCGGCTTGGCTTCTCCGACTGGTACGACCTTCCCGACCCGCAGGTGATAAATACTGTTGCTCCCGTGTTCGATGCTCCCGCCCATCTGCTTATACGCCCAGACGAACGCCCCGGAGCAGTCCACCAGCCCTTCCCGCGCCGCGCCCAGCTCATACGCCCAGTGTTCCCGCTCCATCCTCTCAAAGAGGTCGAGCAGCTTATTTACGTCAATCATCCCAAGCCCCTCCCGTGTGAATGAACCGCCCGATTCCCATCGTCAGCAGCACGCCGCATACCGCAACAACGACAATCAAGTTATCGCCTCCTTAGTCAGTAATAGTGCCGTCAGTTATTCATCGCCGCCGTCGCCAAAGCAGCGATTTACAATCTTGTCATATACGTCAAGATACATCTCATCCTTATCGCCGTTGTAGGTAACTTCAAACATGAGATTATCGGGTGTCGGAGCGGCAAGAATCACTTTGTGATTTTGGAGCGTCTTGCATTGCCATACAACAAAAACGTCTGTCCACTCGATGGGCTTTTTGTGATAGTCAGCAAGATAGTCGGCAACTTTTTTCTTCGCCTCTACCATAAAATCATAGCTGGTCATATCTTTCATCTCCTTTTTGCGGTTTAGTCCGCAATAGCCTCCTTTAGCGCATTTCGTCATACATATAAATTGGGTATTTCTTTTCTAACAATTCAAGAGGGTTGACGTTAATCAATCCTTTCGATTTTGCATATTGCACCACTTCTTTAAATCGTGTTGTTAATGCTTCTTCATTTTCGTCTGTCCACATACCAGTATGAGTCATCAAAATCATACTAGCTCCTATGGATGCGCAACTGTCAATGTAGCTTTTTAGTTTTTCAGTATTTCCATCATTCACTTTATTAGTCAGTCCGAAACGAGGAATGTTGTATCTGTTATTTAATGTGTTTGGTTCTGCCGTTATATACTTTTTAGGATCAGCGTTTATCGCATAACGAAATCCGCGTTTTTGAGACATAGACATAATCCAACTTCTCGAAGCATCTGTATCGGGGATACCGCCGGGAACAACCCATACGGATTGTACATCAAAAAAGCCCCAAGAATTGAGCGTACGCAAACCTTTATTGAAATCTTGTTCTGCATATTTTAAGCATTCTGCATTTGTTCTGTTGACTGTATCCCAGCAGTTAAGTCCGCTGGGTGTTTGCGCTGCCTGATTATAGCAATGAAGATAGCATCCAAACCCTTCATTTTCATAGTTTCTAAGCATTGTAACAATGTTATCATCAAGTTCCAAGTGTCGTGCTTCTACGGCATATCCGCCTACCACACCATTAGCAATACATATATCATAGAATTTCTTTACGCTTTTTTGTGTATTTGTGTCATCGTCAATAATTGCAAAATACATCGGCTGCGCTTTCACTGATTCCAGATATTTTCCGATATATGCATCATTTCCGCTCATGTGCAAATTCAAATATTCTATTGTTTCAGATTTTTTTACCAGTTCATATGTTTCAAAACCAGTTGCTGCATCTCCATATTCGATTTGCAGTTGATTTTCTCCCGTTTGTGCATTCCAACAAATTCCAATGAATCTATATTTGGCCGGAATAACATGCGTTCCGTTATTATCTTTTGTATTCCATGCGTTCATCGACCATTTCTCAATCGAATTTCCATGCAAAAAGGCAGTATAAGCACCACCCTTATCTGGGAAGCCGCTTAATGTTATTGTTTTGTACTGATTAACATCGATTACAGCTGCCATCCACGTGTTATTAGCATCTGTGGCATTAAATTTATTATTGAGATAATAGCCATGCACAGCACCATCAACATTTAATAAATTTTTCTTAGGCAAATTCTTAATTGATAATTGGCGAGTTGTAAGTGATAAGCCTTCATTCGCAACATTCATTGCGCCTTTTGCAGATGCACTTGATTCTTTTGCTGTATTGTACGCTTTCGTTTCGCGGCTACCGTAAAATTTTATATCTTTTGCATCAGCCGGAACGATTAACCCTTTCCCATCCGGAGCCGTTCGTACTTTGCATATCAAATATTTTATATCGTTCGTCAGTCCATTTGCAACAATCGTTCCAGTTGACCATATAATCACGGCTTTTAGAATTGTATATGATCCATCATTTTTGTCCGTCGCCCACACTGATATTTGCAAATTATCGGGTACGCAAATATGTATAGGGTAAGCCAAATTAAACATTGAAATATCAACAAAAGTTGAACGGACTATATAGGGGCTATCACTATAAGAAAAATTACCATCACTATAAGAAAAATTACCTTGCTCCCAACCAGATTCGATAGGAACAAGATATGTCCCTTTTTGGTTTGTGTCTGTTATATCTTCCTTTAGCTGATCAACCTCTTTCTGCGTCGGCGCAATTTTATCCGCAATTTTACTATCAATTTCAGCGGCTGCCGCAGTAGCCTTACTTGCCGCAGTTTCTGCCGCTGATGCTGCTTCTTCACACCGTGCAACTGCCGCCAAGACTTCATCAATGTTAGGCATGCGATTCCCAACATCCACGATATCGCTTCCATTGGGATCGATGGCCATAACAGCCATTCGCGCCACTGTAACGCTTGCGCCATTTTGTGTAACTCGCAACGTGCACCCCACCGGACCCGCTACATTGGCAGCATCCTGCGGCAAAACTGCCGTCACAGTCCCATCCGTCGTCGTCGCTGCACTGCTCCACGTCGTCCCGCTGCTTTCGTCATCCAGCATAGCGCGAGCACAATATAGAGACGCCGTCGCACCCGTAAAATCAACGGGCACTCCGCCTTTCGTCACCGTCACGATCCACTGTAACGCATTCGCATCACCTTTGATTATCGGCTGGTCACGCACTAAAATCGGATTGTCTCTCAGCAAATCGACCGATTGCCTTTGAATAAAACTATCCACTGCAATATCCTCCTTATCACTCAATAGTCTCCAGCGCCCCGAGATTGAATGAACACCTGAAAAAACAAGTTAGCCGTGATGCGTGTCAGCTCATCCGGCACAAACGCAACTTTATGCCAGGTGCTGCGTGTGACACGCCCATCATCATTTGCTGCCATATACTTGGCGATGTCGATCTCTTTTTCATCGCCAATATCTTCTGCAGGAATCTCTTTCCCATCTACCTTAACCGTTATAGATTTTGCACGATTTCCGGTATAAATGCCATACTCTATATCATGTGTATGCTCTGGGATTTTGACGCTATGATGATGCGGCTCCAGCTCAAACTGCATGCTAGGAATTACATGCTCATGCTGAATATCATGTACATGCGGCATGTTATGCGTATGGTCAAAGCTGTGAGCGTGCTCACCATTTTCGCCCGTTGCCTGTTTTCCACTGCCGTTCTGCGAATCGTATGCTCCACCCGTCCAAAGCGTGCCGCTCCCGTCCACCGAGCCGGTCGGCGTGACTTGGATGCTTTTGTTGCCCGTGTAGATGCCGCCGGTCGCCGATGCGCCTTTCGAAATGCTGTGATTGTGCGCGATCGAGTATGTCTTCGCCGAGCCGGAAAAGCCATGATCATGCGACGCAATCGCATGGACATGCGTAAAATTGTGACTGTGATTTCCGGCCTTGCTCGTCGTCGTCTTGACAGCGCCGAGGTAGTCCTTCGACCCGCCGGTCAGCAATACCGTGCTCCCATCCGTGTCCATCGGCTCGCTGGAGTACTTCACGCCGACGGAGATCGTCTGCGCCGGTATCGTCACCGTGCCGCCTCCGCCTTCCTCGCTCGTGCGCGTGCTTCCGCCTCCTGCTGCCGCCAGCTTGGCATAGCTGCGAAAAGGCTCGACCTGCCATTTGAGCAAGCAGCGGTTGATGCGCAGGACATTGCCGGGCACGTAAAAAGACATCTCCAGCGGATGATCCGCGTCGCAGCTGTCCGCGATCTGCATGCTGTAAAGATTGGTCGCGCCCTGGCTGTATAGCTCCTGCACGCCGATCTTGTCCAAAATTTTGTTAAGCTCTTCGGCGGTGTCGCGCACGCTGCTGTCCAGCGTCAGCTTGACGCTGCCGGGGTCCCCCTCCATGTCAGTCTTTTCGCGACCGGTCACGCGGGTTTTAACGGTTTCGCCAAGCGCCTCGTCGAGAATCAGCACACGGTCGCCGACCCGCACATCGTCCCAGTCGTCGCCGGTCAGTGCATGCAGATCAATGCAGGTTGCCTCGTAGGAAACCTGTGGTCGCTTTCCACTTTCCAAAATTACACGCATCCGCGCCAGTAGCGTCTCCGGGTCAGTCTGCCTCAGATCGGCATGCAGACCAACTCGCACACCATAGCGCGCCATTGTTTCAGCGTCAGCGTCGATGTAATCTCTACCGTCATTGATGGCGGCGACTGTCAGCTGGTTGTCACCCTCGCCGTAGCCACGACCGACCAGCCGCGTGACGATTCGCCCGTCGATTGTGCGCCGGATAGCACTGACGTTGCGCCCATAGACCAGCGCCCGCGTCGCCTCCTGGTCGAGCTTTTGCAGCCGGATCGTCCAAGGCTTTTCCCGCGCGTCGAAGGCGAAAGCGTACTCATCCACGAGCACCTCGCCCAGCGACATGATGGCTTCGAGGAGCGTTACATCCTCAAAGTTGTACTGGTACTGGTCGGTAAAATCGCACACGCCCAGCTCCCAGCGTGCCGTCGATTGGCGCGCGAGGATGTAGTCAAGCACCCAGCGCGTATCAAGCTCCGTCCCGCCCAGCTCATGATGACCGATCAGCATGTCATCTAGCAGCGTACACTCCGCGCTCTCCATCTCGTAGGTCACGGTCGCGCCGCTCGCCTGCTCGGCGTGGACGGCCGATTTGACGCGGAAAAGCCCGATATAATCCTCCCCGTCCGTCAGGCGTATCCAGCTTGTCGGCACGTCGATCAGATCTGTGATCGGGTCGCTTGCGGCCATCTCCAGCGTCGCCGTGTCCAGCTCGTTGAGGGTCTGCTTGTAGCCGCAGCGGATGGCCGTGTCGATCGGCGCTTTAAGCGTCATGCCGTCGTTCTCCATCAGCTCGATCACGCGATCCACCTCCCGCGCAGGTAGGCCGTCACGACGGCTTCGCCGCCGGTCAGCATGACGCCGATGCTCTGCCCGCGCGTCACCTTCAGGCGCTTCCACGCCTTGACCGTGCCAAAGCGCTGCACGCCGTCCACGCTCAGGATCGGCGGCAGGTCTGCCCGCGCGTCGCCCGCCTCGTATCGGATCGTCTGCCCCTCCGCAGCGTCAAGGCCGGACAGTGCCAGCGACTTGCCGCCGACCACAATCGTCGCCGCCGTCACCTTGCCGCTCGTGACCTTGATATCCACGCGCAGCGGCGCGGCGACGTCCGTGTCAAAGCCCGCGCGGAGGGTCGCTTTCCCGCCGCCGGTCGTGGCGGTCGCCGTCTGCGCGTGCGTCGCAAAGACAAGCCCCTGCATCGTCGCCATCAGCTGGATGCAGCCGTCCGGCCAGCTCTTGCCGTCCAGCTCTGCGGCCTTGTCAAAGCTGCATATGCGGTAAACCTCCGGGTCGCGCTCGAGGATCAGCCTGCCGCGCCTGGCGCACAGCCATCCCACGATCCGGCGACAAAATGCTTCGTCCGCTTCCCGCCCGTCCATCGGCGTCAGCGTCACCTTGCGCGTCACGCTCTTGTAGCTCGCCTCGCCGATCTCCGCCTCGATGCCGCCGGGCAGGTCGTATAAATTGCGGCTGATTGTTGTACCGATGGTCGTCGTTTCCCCGAAAAAAGCATGTGCTCCAAAATCCCGACAGCTTTTTCCGGCAAAGCTGAAATCGTCGTACACTTTACCACCCCTTTCGACTAGCGCTCTGACCGCTGACGGTTCCAGCTGACCGGTTGGCAATCTGTTGGCTCACGCCCTCGGCGACGATGCGCCCAGTGCGCTGACCATCAAAATACAGTCCAACGCCATTTAGCGCCCCTCTGACAGCCTCGGCGATGTCATTAGCAGAAATACCCGTTCCTCCGATTTGCGCATCACCTATAGGTGAATAGGTTGCTCTCCGTGTATTGTAGCCGCCGCTGAACGCCTCAGCTAGCGCGCCGCCTGCCTCTCGGACACGATCATCTGCATCATCAAAAGCGTTCAGCAGACCCTCAATCGTATATTCGCCAGCTTCAGCCATCACACGACTCGGACTCCTGATTTTCATCGTCGTTGTATACCCACGCCGAAATGCGCCAGCGATACGTCTACCTGCATCGTACGCATCCTCTTCACGCTCATTGATCGCGCCAAGCAGACCCGTCACGCTGTCACTGCCAACCTGCGAAAGATCACCCATACCGAAATCCGCGCCATCCACCACCGCCGTGCCAAGCGTCTCGCCAGCATCTTGCATGTCTGGTTCCATGTCCATGACAGCATCCACGCCCGTCTGTGTCAGCTCTTCAGCAGCCGTCTGCATGTCAATGTCTTTTTCAGTCAGTGCATCAGCCGCGGACTGTCCTGCATCTGAGGCTGCATCTGCCATTTGCGTAGCAAGTTCGCCGATCTGCGCGATGATTTCATCATGCTTAGCCATCAGCTCCGCAGACTTGGCAAATTCTCCAGCAATATCAGATTCCATAATCTGCGCATTGATGTCGTCGAGCTGTTTTTCCAATTCTGCTCTTTGCGCAGCAAGCTCTTCAACGCTGGTCTTGATTGCCGTTTTTGCCTGCTCAGCTTGCTCGACCATGGCAATGTAGGCTTCACGCCCTTCGTCAAATCGCTGAGCAGCACCGGTTGCCGCTTCATCAACAGCATCCGCCGCCGTTTTAGCAAGTCCACTCCATACGCTGCCTGTTTCGTCAATGTTTGCATTTACCTTCGATGTTGTATCTTCAAGCGAGTCAAGCATTGAATTTAACGCCGGTGCAAAAGCATTATCTGTTTCTTCTGATAAATTCTCGCGCATCTGGGAATAAGCATCAGTAATGCCATCATTTACCGTCTTACCCAACCCACTGAAAAAACTTCCTGTTTCATCAATATTCTGGTTGAGCGTCTGTAGGGCTTCTTTTCCTGCATCCAATACAGGAGTTATTGCTTCACCTGCTTCCTGAGAAATGCGCTCCATGGTGCCGCTCCACACATCTTTAAGCGTGTCGGTTTTTGCAATCATTGCATCTTCTGTTGCGCCGGCCACATCACCGATTTGCCGATAGCCTGCGAGGATTGTATCGACGATCTGACCATTGGTTTCAATCCAGATTTTATCGCCAAAGAGCGTTTTTCCCAAATCATTCCGCTTAGCTTCATCCTGAACCGCTTGCAGATTGGTCAGCACCATTTGTACAGCATTTGCCGCTGTTTCGCCGCCTTCTTGCAGTTTCTTCGGCAAGTCAGTCGCTTCGATGCCCAAACTCTTGAGCGCTTGTTTACTTTCCTTGCTTCCACTAGTCAGGGTCTTAACGAAGGTTTCAACGCCTTTATTCAAGTTACTATCCTTGCCAAGAGCTTGATCATTGCTTGCGCTTTTTAGAGCGCTATACATGTTATCTACATCATATCCAAGCTGCTGATAAGTCTGGCTATAATCTTCAAAAGCATTGAGCATCTGCGCGCCGCCATCGGAAAGATCCTGTTGACCTTTAGTCATCAAATCAATGGCATGGTCATAAGTCGTACCAAAAGTATTAACCATGCTCGTTGCGCGATCCATCGTATCCTGTACACCCTGACCAAATACTTGATCAAGCGTAATAGCCATATTAGTAATGCGTGTAACGTATGCTTCATCATCAATACCAGCATTACCCAACACTGTATCCACTGCTGCCACATCACTGACCGTCTGGTCTCCGCTGCGTTGTCCAGCCCATGTACGATCCACAGCATCTTTAATGCTTCTTCGCCTTTCAGCAAGCTCGTCAGTTCCTGCCAATGCTCGAGCCTGCGCATCCTCCTGTTGCCCTTGTATAGCTTCACCAAGCGCCCACTTCACGCCCTCAGCCAGCCCTTCAAGTGCCTTTTTGCCAACCTCAAACTCAATCAGCTTTTGCCCGACCACGTCGCCGATGCTGGATGCCAGATCCTGCACGTCGCCCTGCGCCTGCTGTGCGCTGTCGCCGATACCCTCCAGGCTCTTTGCCGCGCCGTCAAGGCCCTCGCTGGTCTGGCCGCTTGCGTCTGTGATTGCGTCCAGCCCATCCGTAAAGCCGCGCATCTGTGTCTCCGTTTTAGCCATTTCCGTGCGCGCATTATTGATCTTCGTGCGCAATTCGGCCGCCTGACGACTGTTTTTGCCGTATGCGTCCTCAACCTTGCCCAGCTGATCCTCCATCAAGGCGAGACGCTGACGCTGCTGGTCGATGCTTTGGCTGAGTGCCTCCGTCTGCTGCGTAGTCGTGCGCGTCGCGCTATCCGCGTTGGCATACTCCGCCGCGGCGGCTGAAAGCGCGGACTTGGTCTCTCTTAACTGGCGGTTGATGTCCGCCATCGCCGCCTTATACTGCTTCTCGCCCTCGATGACGATCTTAGTGCGGATCGTCGTGTCGCTCATCGTCTGTCACCTCCGTCAAGGGCAGTCCGCAAGACCGCCCATCCGCTTGGGCGCGCTGCCGCCCGTCTGCTTGCGCGTCAATCTCAGCACAGCCGCCGGTGAGAGCCGCCAGAAGTCCTCTATGCCGATCCCCGCCTCAAGCGCGGATCGCATCATGCGCCCCCACGGCATATCATCCGACGGCTTCACCCGTTTTTTGCCTGCCCGCCTTTGCCCGTCTCAAGCGCGACCATCGCCGCGCTCACAATGTCGTCGGCCTGATCCAGCAGCTCGCGATAGGTTACATGCGCGTCAAAATCTGCGAAAGTCGTCCGCTGCCGTGCAGGCACATGGTCTCGGATTTCCGCCGATGCGATTGCGCCCCAGCACAGCGCGCAAAGCGCGCCGAAGATTTTTTGGTGTGCCTGGGTCAGGATGCCCAGATAACCCATCCGCACGCCCATCGCCGCCGAATAGCAAAGTTCCGTCCTCCTGATTTGCTCGTTGTCAAAGCGCAGCTCGTAAGCCCTGCCGCCCAGCTCCGCCGTGATGACCGGCGCGTCGATATCCATTGCCTGCATTTTATCCTCCTGTCCGCTTGCGGGGTCATGCCCCCGTTTTGCGTATAGAATCTGCGGCATACTGATCTCTTTTTGTATGCCGCAGGTAGTTTAACCGCCAGTCGTCAACCCTTCAGCCAGCTTTGCAAGGTCGGGGACTGCCGCAAAAAATTTTTCCGGCGTCACTGCCTGGTTTGCCTCGAGTGCCGTATCGCAGATGATTTCAACCGGACGCATAAATGCACCGTTTCCGATACCCATGCGATACGCAACGCGCACACCGGCATGATCAAGCGTTGGGATTGTATAGCTCAGGGTATCATCCTCTTCGGTGGTAGCTGTTACCTCACCCTCTGAAAACTCACCCTGCAAAATCCAGCGCATGACCATTGTGCCATCATCACGCGTTTCGCATACCCCGACTGCACACTTGGGCTGAGCCTTGTCACCCAAAATTTCATTGCCGTTGGCCATCACGTGCCCGAGAATCTTTGCTCGCTTCTCGGCAACCATGCGCGGATAGCTGATCTTGGTGGTCATGCCAGTCAGCATTTTGCGCTTGCGAATAGTACGATTGCTGGCTGCCTGCTGTCCCTCCGCATATGTGGGCGTCAGACCGATTTCTGTGCTTTCGCATGCCAGAAAGGGTGTGTCATACGTCGGCGGGGTCGTGCTGGTACCCTCGCTCGTCATCAGCGCGATATAAGCGTCTGATACGCCGGTATACAAGCCAAGCGCTTGCAAAGCAGTCAAATCTGCGCCGAATGTCGTCGATTCGCTCTGCAACGCAATATCATTCATTCACATTTTCCTCCTCTTTTATGTTCCGCGGATCATAACGCAGCTGGAGCACTAGTCTCACATGCTGGGCATAGATAGCCTCTTGTGCGCTATCCTCCGCGTCGGTCAGCTGGCGGCAGAAAAGCAGTGCCGCCGAGGCGTAAAGCTTGGGCGCGCAGGTCGCCATCGCATCGTATACGCCAGCGGCGCGAAGGCTCTCAACAGCTGCCTCCATGTTGTCCATAGCCTCCTGGTCAAGCTCGCTGCCCGCGTCCACACCGCGGAGATAGCGGCGCACGCGCTCCTGACCGCCTAGATAGGTGTCAATCAACGTCCGCGCGTCCATGCCTCACGCCTCCCCGGTCAGCCCGCCTGAACGTCCACGATGCGCAGCAGATCCGGCTGCTCGATCTGGATGTCGTAGTAAGTGGACAGCACAATATCGGTCGTGCGCGCCTTGGCGTGACGCTCCGTCTCATAGGCGATCGGGCTGTCGTAGTTGAGATGAATTGTTTTGAGATTGCCGACAACCGGCTTGTCCACATAGCTGCTGATGACCGGCGTGAAACCGATAATCTGGCGCGTCGGATCACTGAAGAGCGCTACCGCACCGTTGGCCAACGTTTTAATCATGCCCATCCAGTCACTCATTTTGAGCGCAACCTTGTAAACGCCCTGCGGACGAGTCGGCAGATCGGCAAGCGCGGTCATAATGCCGTCCAGCAAATCGGTCTTGCTGGTCGTAGTCTTCACACCCACGCTGCTGTCGTAGACACTCATATGAGTGTAGTTTCCAGCCGCCACAGTAGCGAAGATACGCTTACACAGGCGTGTACGCATCATCTCAGCATGACGGGTATTAATATAGCTTTCAATGGCGGTGTTAGTATCCGTCAGAAGCGAATTGGGCACGGTTACAGCTTTAGCATACGGCAGACGGCCAAAAGTCAGCATGCTAGCAGTCAGAGTCGCATCCGGCGCATCGGTGCCGTCGGCCACGTCGTCGCCGTCCACGTCGGCCGTCGTCACCTTGGGCATCTCCAGCCCGGTGATGCTGGTCGTGGTGATCTCCGCAAGGATGCTATCATCCTCGACGATATCGCGGATGATTTGGTCGCTAACGTTTTTAGGCAGCAGGTAGCCGCCGTTTCCGGCCGCGCCCCCGGTCGTCACCGTCGGCAGGCTCAGGGCATTGATCGTCTCCTGCGGGATGGCCGCGCCGGTGAGCAGCGCGCGGTACAGGCCGCCAAGCGCCTCGGCGTTGTGCTGCGCGACGGTCTCCAGCTTGCGGTTAAAACCGGCCGCCACGCGGCTGGCCTGCGCCTGCATCTCGGTCTGCGCGGCCTCCATCGTCTGATCGTAGAGTGCCTTTTTCTCGGCGATCTGGTCATAAATGGCCTTGCCGTCCTCGGCTTTCGCGCCGTTCGCGCCGACCTTATCGGCCAGCTGGGCGCGCAGCGCCTTGATTTCGCCTGCCAGCGTCTGCGCCTGTGCCAGCAGGGCGTTGGCGTCCACCTTGGCCCACACGCGGCCAGTCGTCTGACCCGCCAGATAGCGCATACGCATGTTCATGTTTTTCATTTTTTGTCCTCCTCACATGTCGGCGATCAGCGCGTCGGCCATCGCCAGATAATCATTGTCGTCCTCCTCGACCACTGGGGGCGGCTCAGAAGGTTTCGCTGCCGCTTTGCGCGGGGCAATATGCAGCGCTGAGCGCACGCGGCGCACATCCTCGACAGACATGGCGACGTAGCGATCGCGCAGCGCAGCCATCGCCTGCGTCTCCTCATCGTCATCCTCCTCCGCCGGGTCGATGACCTCATCGCACAGACCGACGTTCAGCGCCTCAGTCGGGGACAGGTAGCGTTCGGCGTCCAGCATGGCGCGCAGCTCCTCCTCGGTGCACGTCGCCCGCTGCATGTAGATATCCACCATAACGCTCCCAATCGCATCGAGCACCTCGGCCTGCTTGCGCATTTCCTCAGCATTGCCATAGGCATAGCTCCAAGGATTATGGATCATCATCATGCTGGCGCGGCACATCTGAAGCTTGCCCGGGTCAGCGGCCATAGCGATGTAACTCGCCGCGCTGGCCGCGAGGCCCATTACGCGCACGGTCGTCCCGCCCTCCCGGGCGGCGAGCATATTGTAAATCTCAAAGCCCGCAAAAACGTCGCCGCCGGGGCTGTTGATCGAGATGATGATGTCCTGCCCCTCATGCTCATCAAGCGCCGCGCGGAAGGCCTCGGGCGTGACCGAGTCGCTGTACCAGTCAGCCCCGGTGTCGATCACGCCATCGATGGCCAGCGTCGGCGTATCGCCGTCGTCGATCCACGCGTAAAAAGGTTGATTTTTCGGCATTTTTTAATCCTTTCCAGCGGCACTGTTGTGCTCGCCGTTGATAGTATTGAGGTCAATTGTCGCGCCCTTGGCGACCAGATTGACCGGCGCGAGATCTTTGCTGACCAGTAGCGTGTCGCCGCCATCCATAGGCGCAAGGCCCAGCTTGGCGCGCGCCTCGTTGGGCGTGATCTGGCCGTTGCGGATGCGCGTCTGCATTAGATTGGCTCGCGCCTGTGCGTTGGCCTTGAGGTAAGCATCCGCCTCAACGACAAAATGCCAGCCGTCCGCGCGCTCCTGCGGAGTTAGCAGCCACCAATCAAGCTCCTGCCTCCACTCCTCCACGCGCGGCAGCATTGTCGTCGTCAAAAACTCAAGGTTTTGCTCCTCGGCGGAGGCTTTGCTCTGCGCGCCGCTGTCACCCAGCAGCGCCGCAGGCATACCGTAGACCATCGCCACGCGCGACCGCGTGATCTGATCGACTGTCTTTGTGCCCGCGTCAAAGGGAGACGTGGTAACGTTAGAAAGCTTCACTCCAGACTCCAGCGCCAAAACCTTGCCGCCGCTCTGCTTGTACAGGGTGAGGGTCTCCTCCACGCTTTTCTGCCGCCGCTCACCGGCCAGCGTTGTGGGGTACTCCAAGACGATGGCCTTGTTGATGCTTTTGAGGTTCTCCAAGCTAAACGCCTTGACTGCCTCGTTATATTGGATCGAGCCACGCAGCAGCGCGACGGGATCGATGCTTGTGATGCCGTCCGTGCTGGAAAACAATAGCGACATAACAAAAAAGTGAGGTAAATACTCAACCTCTCCATCGTCTCGTTGGATAGCGTACCAGACCTCGCGGGTCACGTCATCGATCAGCGTCGTCACGCGCGACGCGTCCACCGGCTCGATCGACGCAAGCCGAAAAGCATCATCATATCGCTTGACCGCGTAGGCGCGGCCCAGCGTGTTGCGGCCGATTTCCATCGCCAGCTTAAAGGCGTAGGCGCTCTGACGTGCGTTGGCTCGCACGCCGACCAGCTGCGCCCGTGGGTCGTCCGTCACGTGCTCCCAGCCGTGCATCAGCGCAATGGGCATCAGCGCAAAAGCCTTGCTGATGCGGTTGATCGCGCCCGTAATCACGTCGCTGGTCGCCATCTCCATCTGCGCGCGCGAATAGGTCTGCGACCACATCAGCCGCGCGCTGTCTCGCGGTGCGTCTCGTGCCCTTTTGCTTTGCGCACGCGCCCTCTTTGCGGGTGTGCGTGTCGTCTTGCTCATCCTTTGTCGTCCTCCTTTGCCATCAAGTCATAGGGCTGACCGTCTGCATCCACGCCAAAACCACGAGTAGCAGATAGTGGCCAGTAGTGACGCTTCTGCTCGGCTACATAGGTTTCCGGACCGAGCGCGTTAAGCGTCCAGCCCGCTTTGCGCAATGCCTCATAAAGCACAAAGCGCGCTTTCTCCGCCGCGCCCAGCGCGTCGCGCGTACGGATTACAACAAGGTCATAGGTCACGCGCACGCGAACAGGCCGGTTTCCGGCACTCTGTACAAAGTCGTCTGCGCGCGGCCGATATCCGATTGCCACGCCATCCAGTCTCGCTGTATAAGGCCAGTGGCCATACGGCACGCCAACGCCTTTCAGCGCACGGCTGATGCTCTCCTCAGGGGTCATGTCATTCCTCCTTGCAGTTCCATGATGATAGAGTTGACTTTTTTTGTTGCTTTGCGGGTACCGGTCTTAAACCACCGTCGCGCACCCATATTCGTACGACCATACTCCAATACAAAGCCAACTGTTTCGGCTCGCCGTGGCTTGCCACGCGTACCCGTATATGTACCCTGCGGCCAAACCTCGATCATCGCCGCGTCGCCTGTGAAAAACGTCGGACCAGGTTTAACCATATTTTCAAGTGGCTGACCAGGCTTTTTTCCCTTAAATCTCTTTGCGCCCTCATCCCTGACACTTTCCGCCGTCACCTCTGCAGCCATCTCCATGACCGTACGAATGCGGCTTTCCAGTGTTGTATCCACTTTAGTCATCTGAATAAAAAGACCATTCAGACCATCTACCGTGATTTTTGCCATGATCCCACCACCGTATGCCGACTTTCTGACAGCGTTGCACGGGCCTTGACCCAACGACCGTCATTGTAAATCGCGTCAATGCTACGGATTTCGTACTCACCGCCATGCCATACGATCACATCATCCGGCCTTAACTCCCGTGCACGCATCGTAAACGTTTTACTATGCAATACGCCTGCGGCCTCAGCTGTATCAAACTCCTTATCGCTTTCGTCCCGCACACATGCGCTGGTGACAGCAACAACTTCGTACCCGCATTCATTAGGCCATATGCGCCGCAGAATGCGCACTGTATGCCGCAACATATTCCTGCGCTGATCTCCTGCCATAAGCTTCTCCTTACAAATCGAAGATGATTGGTCGGCTGTCTCGATAGCTGTCCCCAGGAACGATCCGATCTTCCATCCGCAGGATGTAACCGTTCATACCTGCCATGAAGCCGTCGATTTTTTTTTGTGCGTTTTGATGTGTGCCCGCGCGCTTGGTTGGGTACCAATTTTCTTTTTCCTGCATAAAAAAATCTGCCTTTAAACGGACATTACGCAGATACCATGTATACATCTCATCATGAAACCAAAATACGTTACCATCCAGCAGCTCCTCTTTGTAGGCTTTCATCGGCGCGTTGAAGGTCATCGGCCCCTGTCGTACTTCGCGGCAAATAAAACCATCCGACGTCAGCGCCTTGACCAGCTCCGGCGCATTATAAGGGTCGTATCCGATAGCGCGGAGGTCGTACAGTGCACGCTGTTCCTTGAACCACTCGCGCAGCAACTCATATTTGACATAGTGACCGGGCACGATGGTCAGCCAGCCGCGATCCACGAAATGCTGCCAGTCTTTTGTCTCGCGCCCGTTCCCGCGTTTGATCTTATCTTCCGGCATCCAGCTATGCTGCTTGATAGCCGTGCGATGATCCGGCAGGTCAAGCACGACGGCCGAGCTGGTGACGTCCTCACTTTTAGACAGGTCAAAGCCGCCCCACGCGGGACACAGTAGCGGCACATCCGTTTCGCTGAGATCGTTGCGCCGGATCGTATCCAGTGAGACGAATACAGATTCAGGTGGCTGTGTGAAGACGTTAAGCTGCTTGGTGATAAAATCGGCAAGCTCGGTCGGCGAGCGTTTTGCGCGCTCATAGTCAAGCACCATATCTTCAAGGTCAAGCAGCACGCCTATCGCAGGGTTGGCCATGATCCATGTCTCAGGATCGTGATAGTCAAGACCCGCATCGATCTCATAGATGATTGGCAGATAGCTGTCGATGGCTCTTTCATCCAGCTCTGGGTCTCGGTCGAGCACCTTTTTCGCGTACAGGTAGTGATACATTGCCGGGCCGTCAAGTACCGTGCCCGCAGTCATTGTGTACCAGAGCAGCGGCTGACGACGTTTTTTCATCGGGCGGAGGATCTGATTGATCTGGTCAAAATTGACTTCTGCCTCCATCTCGTCCTTGACCACAAAATAAGGTCGTAGACCGTCAAGGCTTGCTGGGTCGTTGGTCAGGTAAGTGACGCGCGTGAAGTCCGGCTCATAGATGCTTTCACTGCGCCGTAGTTTAATCTGTCGGCGAAGGATCGGACTCATCAGCATCTGACCATAAAAATCCATGTAGCCGCGCTTAGCCTGTTTTCCGTTATTTGCGCAAAAATAATTTTCCGCGCCCGTCTCGCCGCCTTTGGTGGACATATAGCCCATTTTACCCGACATGCGCGCCGTCTTGCCGTTGCCGCGTCCAACCATCTCCAGCACTTCACGATAGCGTCGCGCGTCCTTTTTTGCGTCAATCCAGCCAAAAGCCTGACAATCGATAAATTCCTGCCACGGCATAAAGCGAAATTTTTCATAGTTTCCAGCCGTCGGTCGAAGAAACTCTTCACAAAATCGCACTGGTCGCCGCGCTAAATCCAGGTCATAGCGGTAGCGCCATCCCCCTTTCTCCGCGCGGCGCAGATCGTCGATAAAATGCTGCGCCTGCTTGTGTATCGTCACCGGCGCGCAGATGCGATCCTCGAGCACATCCACAGCGTATTTTCCGGCTGGGCTACGCATGGCCTGCGTCATCACGCTCACAGGTCTTCGCCTCCATCATCCAGCGGAGACTCGCCACCGTCAAAACCGTCCCAGGCTTTGTCCAGCTCGTCCGTCTCCTCCTCATCCTCATCTTTTGCCGGTCGTCCGCGCGGGCGCTGCGGCAAAAGCAGCAGGTCATCAAGGTTTTTGCGCATTTCGTTTTCGCACATTGCACGGTTTTTTATCAAGCCGCGCAATCTATTCGGTGTTTTTTCCTCCGAATCTCCCTTCACAACTTCCGCGATCATCCGCGCGATATCCGCAGCCTCCTGCATCCACTGTACCGCGCTTTTGAGCACTGCCGCCGTCGCGGCGTTCCACTGCTTCCGCTCTTCAAGCATCGCTTTTCCTTCGGCATAGAGCTTCTGCGCGCTCTTGTCGCCGATGCCGTATAAATCAGGGTCTTTTTTCACCGCTTATCACCTCCCGTTAAAAGAGTTTGGTCTGCTCGCTTTTATGCATCGACATGCCAATCACGTCCTCCATACGTACTTGGCTTTGTGCTTTTTCAATCTCCCGACATGCAACAGCGTACATCTGCGGATCGAGCTCGATTCCGACAAAGTTGCGTCCTTCAGCATGCGCTGCCACGCCAGTCGAACCACTACCCATTGTAAAATCCAATACAGTTTCACCAACATTGCTGTATGCGCAAATCAGATACCTCAACAGATCAACCGGATTTTGTGTTGGATGGACCCTTTCCGACGTTTTAACGGACGGAAAATCAAGCAAATCGTTAGGATAATACTCACTTCCTTCCGCAACAGATGCGCCCGCTGCGCCATAAACTCCGAGTCGCTTTTCTTTGCTTTTCCTTATTGCATATTGTCCTTGTACCATCTGCGGATTATAGGTGCTCTGCCTTCCAGCAAAAATTACAATATTCTCGCATACTCTCATCGGTTGCTTCTTGGCGTTTAAAAAATTGCGTGCAGAATGCTTATACCATGTCAATTGATATTTAAAATCTCTCAGATTACTATGCACTAATTCAGCAGAAAATGGCATTTGACAAAACAGAGCGATTACCCCCCAGGCTTGATAACACGTCGAAGGGCACGCCACATTTCATCCAAAGGGATCACGCTATCCCACTTACAAGCAGTTACACCATACGGCGGATCGGTCAGAACAAGATCGACACTGTGTTCCGGAAGCTTTTGCATCTTCTCAATAGCGTCTCCGCAAATCAGCTGCATTCAATTGACCTCCTTATTCCGCCGTGATTTTAATCACTCGCACACCCGCCAGCTCGGCTAACGTGGCCGCATTGTCCTTCGCACCACCATGCCGTTCCGGGTGCATCCGCTCGTGGCAGGCGTCGCACAGGCTTATCAAATTATCAAGCTCAAGCGCCTTTTCCGGCGCGACTTTCAGCGGCATGATATGATGCACCATCGTCGCTCGTACCGGGAGAAGGCGTCCGACATAGTCCATTTCATACCGTCCCTCTTTGGCGCAAAGCTGACACTCACCCATATCTCGATCCAGCGCCTGCTTTCGCGCCGCGCGCCACGCCGCCGTGCTGTAAAAGGGGTCTGTCTCTTTTTTTTTTGCCTTTCCTCCCGCTTTTTCATCCACATCCAGCGTGTCCTCCCCTAAAGAAAAACCGCAGACCCGGCATTTTTCGCCGTTCTTGCGGTTCGCTTTTCTTTTTTTGTTGAGTGTATCATATCGTATAGGCAAGGGTGGGTACAAGGGGTAAAAGGGGGTATTTAGGGGTATGGATGGGTGTCAAGGGGTATTTTAGGGTATTTATGGGTACACAGGGGTATCAGTGGGTATCGCGTCTCCCGCTTTCCATCACCAGACGCATGTATGCTTCATTTCTTTCCAGCCCGCTAGTTATCTCGGTCAGCAGCTCGCGCCCGCGCCTGTAAAGCGCTTTCGCGGTGGCCGTGCTGGTCAGGTGCAGCTCGCCCATCATCTGCCGCATCGTCTGTCCCTCTACCAGCCGCCCGTACATCATCCGCGCGACCAGCGGATCGCTGAGCCGCCCGCAAAGCATCGCCGCCTCGATCACCTCGAAGCTGTGCGCCGTCTCTTTCGCTTTCGCGCGCCGTTCCAGCTCGTCGATCTGCGTGACTATCTCGCCCATCTTGTCGCCGCTTCCGCCGTGTCCCTGAGCGTCCGTGCTGCGGGTGCAGCGGGTCAGCGCATCGCGCGCAAAGTATATCCGCGCATTAAGCTGCTCCATCTCCTGCGCGTATGTCTGGCAGCGCCGTAGCACGTCAAGCCCAGTCATCGGTCAATCCTCCCCTTTATCTGTCCACGGATTCATCGCCATTTCTTCGGTTGTCGGTTCGTCGCTCCACAAGCGCCACTCGACTCCATAGCTGTCCATCGCTTTCGCCTGATACATACCAATCATGCGGTTGGATGTGAGGGAGACGCTGGGCATCAGGTGCGGCTTAATCTTCAGCTCCTGCCACAGTGGTACATACAGCGGCAAGAGGCCGACAGCCACGCTCACCTCATCCAGCGTCAGCGGCCGACCGAGCCGCTTCGGGACACCTTTAGCCGCTCGTTCCGCGCTCGCCTTTGCATCTTCTGCTGTGTCGGCTTTCTCCCCATATGGCGCGCACACGCCGCATTTGCAGACATACTGTCCCCAGTGCCGGTCTTTCTCATCATACGCCCAGTAGCTCATCTCACGCCCGCACCAGCGGCAAAGAATTTTCCCTTCCACGTTTATCCCTCCTAAATCGTCGTCGTCTCCGTCATATCCCCCACGCCGTTCATCGCGATGTCCCGATACACGCAGCCGCTCGTTGTCTCCCAAGTCTTGGGTGCTGCTTCGACGCTCAGCGCTTTAAACAGCTTACAACACTTGCACTCACCGCCACGCTTAAAACACATCTTGCATTCGCCTTCCATCGCCGCCTCCATGATGGTGATAAAGTTGGTCGTATCGACGATCATGCGATCGCCGCCGCAGTCGCTCGCCTTGGGCAGGTTGATGTCCACTCGCCCATACTTGGCCAACGCGTCCACGCGCGCCAGCTGGTCACCGGGCATCGTGACAAAGATCGCGTCCATCGCGCGCGCCATAAATCCGACCGCGCTGCGCCACTTGTTCCACGCGCCGGGAATCAGCTTCAGGCGCTTCTCCAGCACCTTTCCGCTGCGGTTTCGCGCCGTCATGTACATCAGGTAGACCAGGATGATGATGCTCAGCTCATCGCCGGTCGCCTTGACCGGTTCGCCATCGTAGTTATACTGAGGTACGCCATCCAGCCCGTGATACTCCAACTCTTTCCGCGCTGTCTGGCCGCCGCGCGGTCCATATCCGCGATTCTTCATACATTTCTCGCTCCTCTCTCCTGCCGTATGCGCCGCAGCGCGCCGCGCTGCATCCATCCCTCGATCATGTCCATTACCCGGTCAAAAGCCGCAGCTTCCACGTCGCCCACCGCCCTGCAGCCGGTCGCCTCGCGGACGCTCTTACGGATTTCCACGGCGATGACCTTTTCCGCGCCGATCAAACCGTTCTGCGCGGCCAAATCAGCGGCGCGCGCACGGATTGCGGCGTTGATGGCGCTCTCCTGCCCGCGGCTGACGCGCATGGAGGACAGCGCGCGGTTGAGCCGCTCGATCTCCTGGCTCTGCATCAGGATCGCCGCGCGGATTTCCGCCAGCATAACATTTTGTTGGCGGATCATCTCGCTCATCTCCATCATGGCCGCGTCACGCTTGTCAAGCGTCTGCCCCTGCTCCGGGGACAACTTGATGATCTCTGCGCCCATCACCATCAGCCCCCAATCGCGTCGATAATCGTCTGTGCCATTGTCCGCAGCGTCACCGCATGACCCATCAGCATCTGGCGCGTCCCGTCATCCATCTGCACAGCGCCCAACGCCGCAACGCTTCCGCCCGCCGAGGCAATCATCGTGCCGATGGCTGCATTGATCGTGCTGATAGGGTCAACCGCCTGTCCGCCGCCGCGCATCGTGTTGACGTTGGCACGCATGTCCGCCGCGTCCAGCTCATCCTCAAGCTGCTCGATGCGCTGCTCGTAGGCCGACCGCTCGCTATCGGCCAGCGTCGTGTTGTTTTCGGCGGCTCGCAGCTGGTCTTTCAGCTTTTCGACCTCCGCAGTAAGCGCTTTCACTCTGGCGTCGTCGCCCGCTTGGGACTTTTCCTGACCTTTCAGCTCTTCGATCTCGGCCACCTTTTGCCCGATGACCTTCTGCGCCCAGTCCCTGTATTTTTCGTGATCTTTTTCCAGCTTTTCCCATGCCTTGTCCTTGGCTCGGGCTTCGCCGCGCAGCCGCTCAACCTCCTTGCCCTTTTCCGCAGCCTTGTCGATCAACTCGTTGCGCTCTTTTTTGACCTCGGCAAGCTCGCGGCGATACTGCGCGACAGCCTCCGTCACCTCGCGACTCGTCGCGTTCTCCGCATCGATGCGCGCAGCGAAGGCTTCGCGCTCCTCCGCAGGAATGCGGATCAGCGCGTTGATCTTGCTGTCGTCCAGCCCCAGCAGCGGACTGTCCTGCGCCAGCTCTCGTGCCTGCCGCATCGCCAGCTGCACACCGCGTTCGTTCAGTCCGCTGTGCGCGGTCGCCCACGCCGTCCACTCGCCATGAGGGACGACGCCCTCATCCTTGGCCTGGTTGAGCAGGTTGCCGATCTGCCACATAGACAGAGCGATGTTTTTTTTGCATTGCTCAAGATTCGTCTCGATGTACGCCCTGCGGACGTTCACACTGATCTCTGTGCTCATGTTTTTTTATCCTTTCTCAATCATGCATTTCCGCCAGCGTCTGAAGCTCATATATACGCCGCCCTATGATGGCGATTGCATTAGACATACCATGAGTTTTTCCAGATCGCGAAAAAATTTCACCTTGGTAATGTTGCGCCCACATTTGCGATTCTACATTTTTAGGCGCTGGCGGAGTACCTACCTGCATCATAGATATTTGATTTCTGCTGGCGATCGCGAAGTCCATGAACTCCTCTTCTTTGCGCCTTTCCGACTCAATTTGACTTTGCACATGCATTAAGGCCGGTACCATAATCTTCGCCAGCATTCTTGCGCGTGGAAAATCACAGATAATATTTTTATCATCTGGTTTTATGCCAATTTGACGACAATATTGCATAGCCTCTTCAAACGTTAAAAAAGGCATCTCAACGCTTACACCATCCGTTACGACGTACCCGACACACTCGACGGATTTTTCCATTTTTTTGTACCTCCTGTCCTAATCGTCACGCAAACGGCAGCGGCTCATCCGCCACCGGGATAAACCCTTCGGCGGGCGCGCTGTCCTCCTGCGTCGTGCCCGTACCATCGATGCGCGCGCGGTCGATCCAGAGGAGCTTGAGCGTCCTGTCCTTAATCCGCTTATTGCGTAAAGGCGTAGGTCGTCCGCGATCCATGCCCGGCATGCACAGACCCATCTCCATCATCTGGCGGCGCACCGCCGTCGCACTCATCGCAAGGCTGCTTTCGCGGTCTTTGAGATTGCGACGCACACACTGGTCAATTGCTTCTGCATCAAAGTAGTAAAAATCCGAATCTCGCCAACCAACCACCGGTCGATTGGCGTAGTCCTTTCGCCCGTCCACCTGCGGCGCAGGGTTGGTATCGGTCAAATCAACGTAGGCCGCAGCCTGTGTGACGATCAGTGAGCGGATCACGCTGACATAGACGTGTGCCGGAGTCATGTCCGCGATATCCTCGCCCTGGCGGCCGATGTTTTCGGCGATTCCCGCCAGCGTCTTGGCATACAGAGCGTCGATCTCCGGCGCGCTCATCGCGCCGACCGCACCCAGCCAATCCAGCATCATCCGGCAGCCCATCGTCAGAAACGCTGCGCTTTCTTTCAGACGGGCAAAACGTGGGTCAATGTCCATCTTTTCTGCTTCACGCATCGCGTCTGCCAGACGTTCTTCCATTTCGTCGCCAAGTGTGTCGTATCGCTCCATCAGCCACTTGATATAGCTCCTCATACCCGCCCGATACGCACCACCGCGCTGGAGCCTTGCGTACGGCTCCAGCGCGTCTGTCGTCTTGGCGATTTCGCCGCGCTCAACGTGGATAACGTACAGGCGCAGCGTGCGCCCTTCGTTAATCTCCGGCAGGATTTCTCCTGTCATCGTGATCGTACTGCGCACCGGTCTGCCTTTGATGGTCTGTTTGTCCGCACTCTGGCGGTTCCGCGCCGCGCGATCGGACGCCGCGCTGATCAAATTGTTGGCAACACGGTTCAACTCATCGCTTTCGCGTCGCGTCTTGGTCTGAAAAAAATCGTCACAGGTGAAAAGCGTATCTTTGCAGTAGTAAGGCGCATCTGCCGTCCAGTTGCTGGTCGAGCGGAAGTTGGCAGGCATCTGCTTGGCGTGAAAATCGCCAAACATGCTTTGTATGTACCCTTGCAGCGTGCTCTTAAAGCTGCCGCTCGCGCCGACGAGAAAGACCACATAGCCCGGCGTTCGCCCGCTGGCAACCATCGTGCTGTACAGTGGTCCGAGAAACGCCTGCGCCAACAGCGGCATCACAATCCGCGCGTCAAAGCCTCTTGCCAGCGCCGCGACAGCTTGCGCGCCGACCTGTTCGATCTCATCCTCCGTCTTGCCCTTGATCTCCGGCAGGCGCAGATGGTAGTGCGTGCTGGCATTGACCAGCTCCACGCTCACGTCGTCCGCGCCGATCGCGCCGTCGTGATACATGTAGATCAGCCGATCACCGATGCGCTTAAAGCCAGTATAGCCGTAGATCGTTCGATCTTTCGCACCTTTCTGTCCGCCGCGCAGCAGCGCGTCCTTGACATATCCGGCAGTCAACCCGCCCGGGTAAATGTTGCCATAGGCTTTCCATACCTTCGCAGGCCACTTCATCGCCAAAAACTCGTCGTTTTTGACATCCGCGTCCGGCAGGCTGCGCCCGCTCGGCGTTCTCGCCGCGACAATCCACTCCGTGTCCTGCGTCACGCCGTCGTCGCGGGTGATCGTCTCCTTGAGTTCCGGCACAAAGTCGCAGAGCGGTTTCGCCCAGGCGGCTTTTCCGTGTCCCATGATCCGGCACAAACGCCCGTTTTCGATGGCGTATTCATGCAATCCCATGTAATGGTCAAAGCGGTCATCATCCCCGCCGTCGTCGCCGCCCTTTGGCAAAACCGAATTCGTATTCGGTTTTCCTTCCGTTTCGGCAGGTTTCGACGCGGCCTTTCGGGCTTTGGCCTCGTCCATGTCGAGCACCTTGCCCTGCCGCACATACGGCATAGCCTTGCCCACCATCTCAGCAAAAACCTTGACGATGGTTTCGCGCTTCCACCCGCGTCCGGACTGCATCTCATGTGCCCAATCTGTAAAATCGCCCTTGGCAAAGCGCTCACGTTCATCTGGCGTCAGGTAATCGACCAGGTGCAGCGTTGCCAGCTCGCCAACTTTACCGATCAGCTGCTCGCAGACGTATGCGCAGAGCTTTTCGCCTGCATCGTCGTTGTCTGGGATGTAGATGACGCGCCTCGCGCCGCTGAGCGCCTCGGTATAGGCGGGCAGCCACTTGCCATCCAGCCGCCCCTTTCCCGCACCGTATGCGCTGGATACCGCACAGAAACCCAGCGCCGCGAGGTTGTTCGCGTCCTTCTCGCCCTCGACGATCAGGACGGTTTCGCCCGCTGCTTTTGCCGCCAGCATCTCCGGCAGCCGGTAGAGCAGGTCATGCCACAGATCGCCGACGTAGAGCTTGCCATCCTCGCCATAGCTCTGGAAAGCAAAGGTCTTTTTCCGTTCGCCGTTTTCGTCGTACCCCTCATACCGAGCTTTGAGCTTTTTGACCTTGCCCGTCGCATCTTTGTACTCATAAATGCGCGTCAGCTCGTAGTCAACATCTTTGATCTTCCACCGATGCCCGACTGCAAATGGTCGCCGCGCCAGCTTGGGCGGATCAGTCTTTTTCTCAGGCTTCTTCCTGGCGTACCGCTCGGGCGGCTCTCCTGTCATTGCATCCACCGCCACATCTTTCAGCGTATAGCCCAGCGCCTCCGCAACATCCTTGCGGTCCGCGCCGCAGGCGTGGCATTTCATGACAGTCTGCCCATCGTCGCCGATATAGCAGTGCAGACTCGGGTCATGGTCGGCATGGCAGGGGCAGATCGCCCAAAATCCGCCTGGCTTATCGCTGCGCTTTCGGTCATCGACCGTCAGCATCGAGCGCCATGCATCCAGCGTCATCCCCATCTGTCACACCGTCCTCTTGTTCTCTTTGGTCAAATCTCCACATGCAGGCACTCGCGTGCGGCAGCCTTCACCGCCATGCGTCCCTCTTCGGTCGTCTGCACTGTCAGCACTGCATCCGCCAGCGCATAGTCCATGACATGATCCGGGATCTCCCGCATCGTTGCACTCAGCAGCTTTCCGCCGCCCTGTCCATGCTTATCAGCCCGGCTGTACCGCGCCGCCGTCATCACCTGCATTTTCCGCACCTCCTTCTTGAGTCGGGATCACTTCGAGATTCAGCCGAAAATCGGTGATCTGATCCGCCTGATATACACGCTGTGCGCGGCATGCCATACACATCACGACAGCCTGCCAGCCGAAACATACCGTGCCATCCTCCGTTTTCGTCCAAATGGGATCATACGCCACAGCTTCCTGACCACCGCATTTTTCACACCGTCCGCACCTGATCTCGATCATTGTCTGTCCCCGCTCCTCTCATTTACGGCGCGCACAAACTCAGTGCGCGACCCTCCAGTCCGCAGATATACCCAACCGCAGTCCGGATTGCTGCACGCCGCCCGCCGGATCACCGCAGGTCCAAAGCGGCTTGCCATCAGCACTCGCTCTCGCGCTAGAACCGCGCTCCCGCAATGCGGACACGGTTTGAACCGCGCCGCGCGGATGCCGCGCTCCCGCCATTGCTCCGGATTATACTCAAGTTCGACAGACGGCTGACCACGCCGATGCGTTGCCAATCCATCTCCATCAGTGTACCGCACCGCTTTTGTCCCCCTCAAAGGGCATTTCATTCTGTGCGTGCCGGGAGATAATCGCCTCGACAAGCGCACGCTCCAGTAAATCGACGATGTCATCCTGACCTTCATAGTCCGTCGCCATCGTCTGAATGGCATCCACACATAGGCACGCCAGTTCATCCAGCAATTCATCCGTTGTACCGGTAAAGCTGCCGCTGATGCTGATGCTGTCGTCAGCTTCCCTTACTACCTCCGCATTGATCATTCCAAATCCTCCAGATCGTTGTCGGTCGTCGGTGCTTCCGCCTGCTGTGCCGCGTCTTCCTGCTGCACGTCATCCATCTCCGGGAAAAGTGCATCAATGCTCACGCCGAGGGCGCGCGCCATCTTCGGCAACTTCTCGAGCGTTTTTCCGCGTGTCCCATTTGCAAGTCGAGCAATGGTTACTAAACTAATACCAGATTTCTCAGCAAGTTCGTTCATAGTCATGTTTTTTTCGCGCAAAGCAAGTCTCAATCGCTCAGCAAACCCGTTCATTTTCTCACCTCACATGTGCCGTCTTGTCACATTTCTGCTTTACAGCCCCATTATAAGTACCAATTTGGTAATTGTCAAGCCCTATATAAAAAATTTTGTACCATTTCGGCACACCAAAAGGATTTTACCATTTTGGAAAGTAATATATTAAAGTACCATTTCGGCAAATTTTTTAAGGAGGTGTTTTTTTGATTGGTACCTTCGGTGACAGACTTCGCGCAATTCGTGAGGACCACGACGTTATGCAAAAAGATCTTGCGGAAGAATTTGGGATTACACACAGTGCATTAAGTCGCTACGAGCAGAATAAAAGAGAACCTCCGATTGATTTCATCATCAATTTCTGTCGGTATTTTAATGTTTCATCTGATTTTCTCTTTGGTCTATCTGATGATTACAGACCTCCGGTGAATGTCAGCATCCCCCCTGCCATCATGTCTCGAAACCCTTATGCAGATTTATCACCCGATCACCGCGCAACGCTAGATGCTATGGCAGACATATTTAGGCAACAAGAAGCAGCGCAAGGACAAAAAGAGGCGTAATCTTGTTTTTGAGAGCAAAAAAAGCGCCGCCCGAGGGCGACGTTTGATGAAGTTGTGCTTGTCTTAGTTTCGGTTGGTTTCTTTCGCCGCGCGAAGAGCTGCCGCAACGTCGATACCGGTCTGCATCGGTTCCTGCTTGGGCCAGTGCGCCGGATCGTCCTGCGTGATCGGCTTGGTCTCAGCTTTCTTCTCAGTGGTCGGCTGCACAGCGACCTTCTCCGGCAGCTTGATCTTGCCGATTGCTTCGCCATTGGCATACAGCAGACTGATGATGCTCTCCAGTCCGTCAAAGAGCCAGCGCGCCAGCAGGGCTACACAGGCAAGCATGCCGCCTTGGAAAGCCGCATTGCTCATATGGTTCAGTTCGCTGTAAATCGTCAGCGCGACGAGCAGCAACACGATAACCGTTGAAAATACCTTGGCGTGTCGTACGCCTGCCGTCATCTTTTTCTCTACGTCTACATTGGTCAGGTTCGATTTTCTCATGGTTTTTTCCTCCGTTTTCGTTTTTGTCCATTATAACGCCCATTTTATCCGAATGCAATTAATTTTATGCCGTTTTGGTATGTCTTTTTAACAAAATGTTATTCCATTTCGGTATATTTCACCGTTTCGGCAAGTGATTTTAACAGTTTGTTTTGCTATTTCGGTCGTTTTATACCATTTCGGCAAGCTTTTTAACAGTCTGTTATACCGTTTCGGCAAGCACTTTTTAACATTTTGTTTACTAAAACGGCAAAAAATCGCCCTGTTACGCTTTCATGTTACGATTTTAGCCCCAATGTTACGCATTTTCCTCCAAAATCGTAACACGATTTTAGCTAGTCCACGCCTAGGTTTTTCGGGGGTGTGTTACGATGTTACGTATTTTTGCGGAATATAGGGGCTATATTCACACGCGACAAAGTACATTGCAAAAAAAAATGCGAAAAAATCCTTGTCGCATTGAAGCCGCGAAAAGGGGGCTTAGGGGTAAAAATACGTAATTTTCGTAACATTATATATTTTTATAATAAATAATACTTAATTATTCTATATATTATTAGATTCTGTATTGCCCAAAAATGTTACGATTTTGCCGTAACATGCCCCTTCAAAATCGTAACAATCGTAACACCCTAATGTTATCCACAGTTTTTCCCCAATTTGTCCACAAGAAAACCGAATACGAATTCGGTTTTGAGGAGGTGCTATCGTGAAAACCGCAGTCACCTATGCCCGCTTCTCATCCGCTCGGCAGCATGAAACCTCCATCGAGGCGCAGCGTGATGCGATGGCAAAGTGGTGCGTTCAGCATAACGTGCAAATCGTACAGGAGTATGCTGATCGTGCTGCATCCGGTACGAAGACCGAAGGGCGTAACGACTTTCTTCAGATGCTGTCTGATCTGAAAGCACGACGTGTTGATTATGTCCTCGTCCACAAATACGATCGGTTTGCAAGAAACGAGAACGATCAGTATTTCTATATGGCGATGATTGAAAAACGCGGCGCAAGGCTGATTGCAGTCGCCCAGGAGTTTGGCGACAGCCCTGAAGCGCGTTTTATGGTCGGTGTCATCACCGCATACAACGCTTTCTACTCAGCAAATCTGTCGAATGAATCTAAAAAAGGCAAGAACGTCATCAAAAAGCAAGGCAAGCATACCGGAGGGCCCTATCCGATCGGGTACGATCCGGACGGCAAAGGCAACTACATCGTCAACGAGGTTGAAGCGTATTTCGTCCGCGAGCTGTATAACGCTGTCATTACGCACAGACGCCTGGATGACGTTGTAGACGAGATGCGCGACGCAGGTCTGCGCGGACGATATGGCGGTACGCTGAAAACAGCCAATCTTTCACGCATCGTCCGAAATCCTGTTTATATGGGCGTATACCATCGCATCCTGTCCGACGGCACCGTTATTCACCTGGAGAACCACCATGAAGCTATTGTCGATAAAAGAACATTTGAGGAGGCTAACCGCATTATGGATTCACGCGCAAACGCTGGTCGAAACGACCGCAAAATCTATCCGCTGAGTGGCATCGCCTATTGTGCATGCTGTGGTGCAAAACTCGTCGCGCAGACTTCCCGCGCTCATGGGCACGAGTATTCGTCTTACTACTGCGCACAGTGCCATGACTTCCGCCGTATCCGCGCTGAAGAGCTGGATGGCGCTGCCATCGACTACCTCAACGCTCTGTTTTCGCCAGAACGGCGCGCAGAGCTGTCAAAAGCCATTGAGGACTACTCCAAGCGCCTGATCTCTTCCGCTACCACGCGCCAGCCATCTGCTGCACGTGACATCAAAAAGCTCCAGCGCGAAATTGATTCCTTGACCGCCAACCTCGCATCCGGTGTGCTATCCCCAGATATGCTTGTCATGATCGACCAACAGATTTCTTCTCGGCGTGAACGCATCAAAATTTTGCAGGAAAGCATCACTGCGCCTTCACCCGTCACGGCAGCCGATGTCGATGCGTTTTTCTCGGATGCGACCACTCTGGCGCCGGATATGGACGTGCGTCATCTGCGCCAAGTCATGCGCAAGTATATCAAGCGCGTAACGGTACACTCTACGGAGATCGAATTTGTTTCCACCTTCGACGACTGGCTGAGTGAAAAACTCAGTGCCGACCGAGAAAAAAGCGATGAAGGAGGTGGGGATAAACAAAGTGTAAGAATCGAATCAAATAGGTGCGTATTTGAAGTAATTCTTACACTCTCATTCATTCATCGCACTCCCGGACTTGAACGCTATCGACGAACTCACCGCACTTTATACAAATCGCACAAAATCGAAGAACGAGTGAAAAGAAATTAAAAAATAGCGCATTTCAGATAAAATTTCTTTGCAGTGGAGATCGGAAGAGCACACGT